GTTTGCGTGTTTCTTCACAGAAAAAAGAGTTTTCATATCTTTTTGGTCTATGACTGTATTTCTTACCTTTAGCGTTCTTTCTGCCATCTATTAATTTCTTTGCCATTATTTTTCCTCTACTTCTGCGTTCATAGGCATATGTGTAACAAGATACTTTGCTTTCATGGGTGGCATATCCCAATAATCATCTTTAGCCATCTCAAGGGCTTGTTCTGGCTTCCACGCCTTAAAACTTTTGTGAACTGTAATAATTTGTGTAACCTTAACTTTATACATTTTTTGTTTTGCTACTTTAGCCATAATTCTTTCGCCTTATTTTCTAACTCATCACCTAAGTTCCAATAAAAATCACCAACAAAGTCTGGAGTATCTAAAACACTAATAGGGTCATCAAGCATAATTAATGATTGTCTTAGCCTTGCTTTTTTAATCATTGACCTTGAGTACAACTCTAAATTGCCAAAGGACATTTCTTCACAGTTATCTGGGTGAAAAGCCACCGCCTTGTTTTTATTGCCTACTATAATAATAGGATAATATTCTCTGTTCATAGCTTCCCAATACACAGTAATTTGTTCTAAATAATTTAATCTTGGTATCTTGGGAATAGAGGCAACGCTGAAACCTCTACTCCCATCTTTCTTCACAGCACCTAAACGTGGCTGTAAGGTTTTATACTCGATTATGGTTTTGGGATTATTAATTAACATATCAGCGTAGCCAATAATCGGTACAGATAGTTCTTTTGGTTGCCATAATATTTGTTGTTCAAAATTAGCTTCAACAAATGTCTTATGTTTTGTTGGTGTAGAATTTTCACCTTTTCTTTCTTGTAAAGTATCAATCGTTACATCAAGCATTTTTTGTGCAGTTATGGGTGCGTGTTCTTTGCAGCCAATCATCTTTTGTGCATCATTTTCGTTTACAGCAACATGGTCATCAATCTTGTTACCAATCTCATCAAATATTAAATCTATTGTTTCTTGATCGTACTCAAAGGTATTCGGATTTGTTTCTTGCAAAGCCATATCAAGTGACTCATGGATTGCTGTTCCTGCTGTAGCTGGTACACCAAATTCAATTTTCTTTCTTTCTTCAGATGTAAGTTTTATATATTTAAACCACCATAGATTAAGTGGTATGTTTAACTGCGAGGCAGAAAAATGTTTTATATTGTATTCTTCTAATTTGTTTTTAAGTTCCATTTTATTTCCTTTCCCCATTATACTCAATTATTCACATAGGTCAATACACAATATTAATAAAGTTAATTTGTAATTTTATTTGACAGGTATATATCAATCTTTATGGAAACTTATTTACATTTAACAACAGCAAGCGTCATCATTATCTGTCTAAGCAAGATATTCTAAATCTTCATTGACAGATTCTGACTCATTGGTTCTCTTACGTCTCGTTCCACAACTAATGGACAAATCAATAGACCTAAGATTTACGTTGCTGTCGTTAATATGGTGAAAGAACATTATACAAATAACACTCACAATGTTTAACAGTATATTCTTCCACTCGTTTTTATTATCAGTAAAAACAAGTCCTCCCTATTGTGGTGAGGACTATTTTTTTGATTTTATTTAATAAAAATAGCTAGATTTTACGATTTTTTTGTGGTTGTCGAACTATGTCGAAATTGTGTTTATTAATTAAATAAAGGCAAATCTTTAAAATCATTTTGATATTCTCCTATATATAAAGGACAAGAAAATATTTTTTTATATTTTTTTTCTCTATGCTCTAATAAATACCAACTTAAATCTTTATCTTTTGGATAATTAACATTCCAATTAGTGTTAGATAATTTAATTAATTTTTTACTTTTTTTATTTAAAGGTAAAATATATTTAAACTGTTTACCTTTAATTCTATTTAATTTTAAATCTTTTCTTTGTTTAAAATCAGGTCTTGAACCTAAAGCATTTCCTTTTTTCAAACCATATTTTTTTTTAATTATTCCAGATATAGTTCTGGGGTGGTATCTTTTACCATTATTATCACTATAAACATCAGTAATTATATAACCACCATATAACATATTAAAAGCCTGATAAACATAACCTGCTTTACCAAAAATTCCATCAGACCAAGTAAATAAAAATAATAAGTCAGGACAATTTTTTTTCAAATATTTTGTAACTTGAGATAAAAATATTGTTTCTGAATTTTTTTGCAAATCTTCGTGTAAACACATTTTACCAATTTCATAATAATCTTTTGTAGTGCAATTATTAAATAATTTTTTAATAGTATGCAAAGGTCGTGTTCCCCAACCTAAAGTAATAACAGCAATAAGTTCATCATTTTTATTATACCAACCTAAAATTATTTTAGTTAATCTTGGCATTGTATAACCTGAATAATGATATTTTCTTATAAATATTCTGGCTTCTCTTTTTGGTACATTTAATAGTTTAAATTTTTTTAAATCATTTAATGAATATTTCATTATTGTATTAGCCACCTAATAATGGGTTGCGGCTATTATCGGTAGCCTTTTCTAACTTCGATACCTTTTCTTCAAGTATGGCTATCTTTGTTTCTAATGGCGAGACATCAACAGATGTTATCTCAACAGCTTCTAAGTTATCTAAACGATTATTTATTTCACTTGTAGCTACTGCAAAACTCCAGAAACCACCACCAACAGCACCAATTACACCGATTACTGCTAAATACTTTTGTAGATTATCCATTAAATTTTTCATTAGTATCTCCTAAATAAATCTAAATTCTGACTGCTCACCATTTTATTCATTGCAATAGATGAGGCTTCTGTCATTGATATATGTGCATTAATATTATCACTTAAAACAACATTTGTATATATTTGATAAGGTTCGTAAAAAGCAACGTCTGGAATATTCATTGCAGAATAATTATCCCAACCTTGTTTATAATTCATTAGAGCGATTAAATTCGATTGTCCTTGCACATCATACTCACCACTTTCATTTTGGTTTTCTTCTATCTCCTCTTGCAAACTTTCCATGTTACTTTGGATTACACTAGCAACAACTTGGTCTGCCTCAGATGATGTCATTGTTTCATTTGTAATTGATGTAATTTCATTACTTATGCTATCAGTCGTTACAGTCTGAACTTGTACGATAGCAACTCCCATTGCGTCATTACCAATAGGATTGACTTCGATAGTTTGAACGGACTGCAAAGCATTTTGGGTTTGTGTTTGCTCGGCAGAAATTTGATTGCTTATGCCAGATTGCGAAAAACTACTGTTACTAGAAATTGCATTACCGCTTGATGTTTGTGATGAATTGTTTGACTGGCTTATAATATTAGACGTTAGGTTTTGCACATAAGAATTGGTTGAGGCAACATTATTAGACACAATATTTCTTTGTCTATTAGGTCTATCTGGCTCAATATCTTCTTCTAGTTCAGAAACTTCTTCTTCTAGTATTTGACTTTCTTCTTGTCTTTCTTCTTGTCTTTCTTCTTGTTCTTCTTCTTCACTACTTTCTTGTTGTAATACATTTTCTTCCTCATTAGGTTGTTCAAAAAATTGTTCTTCTTCTCTATCTTCTAACTCAATATTAATAATCTGTGCTATTTCTAAAAAATTATCTTCAGGATAAATTTCAGGCAAAGCATTAGTAATATCAAGTATTTCTAACGTCTCATTGTCATTACCCATAGTATCAAAATAATCATCATCAACATACTCAAAATCGAAATTATCTTCATTGTGAAATTCCTCATCTTCTATAATTGTTAAAAGTTCATTATCTAAAAAAACATCTTCTATGCTATAATCAATTATTGCCAAGCCCTCGCCAGTCTCGTAATTAATCTCTGTTGTAAAACCTAAGTGTAAATCTTCTTCAATGCCATAATCTTGATTGCTCTCAATTAAATCATCAATAAAATCAAATATATCATCTTCTTCTGTATCATTTCCTAGATCGTAAACATTACATAAAGCAGAAAAATTTGAGTCTGTAAGACATTCTGACGATAGATTAGAATAAGACTCATCTAATTTTGTGCTAATAGACCATTTATCTGTGCGTGCATAATTTGTAGAATTAGTATCTTCATAACGTAAGTACGATAAACTTTCATTGTTCCCTTGCAATCCTATAGTTATATCGTGATTAGATATATTAATTTTATCGTATCTAAATTCGATAGCATTAGTATTTTCATACAATATAATTTCAAAAGAGTTTAAATTATTATTTCTATATTCATTTATATTGTACCAACCAGTAACAAAATATTTAGAACCAGTATCGCCAAAAGTTTGAATGTAAGGACTTCCATTATTATTATTCTTATCAATTAAATCTGTCCACAATCCAAAAATACTATAATTAAAACCAGTAGCAGGTAATGTTTCTGACAAATAATTTCTTCTAACAGTTACATTAAAATTTGGATTAAATGTCATAAAACCATTCATAGCTATATTAACTTCATCATAAGTGTTGTTGTAGTAATTAAAATCAAACCCTAGAGGCTTCATTCCACTCATAGCGTCATCTTGAAGATTTAAAGCAACTCCAGTAGTCGATATATCCATGATATTTTCTGTTCCGACTGTAAATGTGGGATCGTTGGCTTGAACAGAAACACTAAATAATAATAAAAATATTAGTCTAAACACAACTTATGACTTTTATATTTACGACAAAAATCTTTTTTCTTATATATCTTGGCATCTAAATTTTTGTATTCTTTTTTTATATCTTCCCAATCAGGTCGTATCTCAGGATTAGAAATCCAATATGCTTTAGCCTCATCTCCAATTAATCCATTTACAGGGCATGGAGTGCCTGCCATCATCATTGCCTTAAATACTCTTTTGTCTTGGCAAAGAAGTGATACAGAAGCTACCTTCATACCTTGACTTGCTAATTCACGACTTAATAAAACCCTTTGGCAATTTGTGTCAATAACACTTCTGCCACTTGCAATGCCAAATAAATTTGTTTGCACTGATGTTGAAGTACCTGATGTGCATACTAACTGACTATATGAATTTATTGATGGTGCAATAGCTGAACTAACTTGTCCTTTAATACGTTGTGTTACAACCTGACGAGAATTGCTGTTACTGTTATTTACATTATTATTATTGTTATTGTTTACTGATGAATTAATATTTTCGTTTTTAGTTTCAACACTTGAGGAACTAGATGAAGTCGAAACATTGGTATTATTATTTGTATTTAAAGAGGTGTTGTCTGTTGATTGATTAATATTGCTTGTAACACTTTGAGTAATATTGCTAGTAACATTTGACGTAGAATTATTAGTAGAGTTATTCGTATTGGTATTAACTGAGGTATTGTTGTTAGTTGACGTTGAATTAGTTGTTTGATTTATCGTTGTGTTGTTCGTATTTAAATTTGTGTTGTTATTTGTTGATTGATTAACATTGGTATTGCTGTTGTTTGAATTTACAGTTGAAGTTGTTGTCGTTGTATTTGTAATTACATTTGTGTTATCTTCGGCAAAGGCTAATCCCATAACACCAATTATTGCCAAGCCCACTATTGTATATGTTTTAAAAGTCTGTTTCAACATAATGTGATTTTTAATGATTTCAAAACCTAAAGCAAGATATTTAGAGGGGGATAAAGTGAACCTCTAAAGAATTGTTTGACATTTTTTGAGAATAGAATTATCTTTAAAAGAAATAATTATGGAGATTTAAATGGCGAAAGCAAAAACAACTAAGGTTAGCAAGAAAAGAACAAGAGCAAGAAACTCTAAAGGGCATTATATTAAAGACGATCCCAATACACCAAATATAAATGAAGCCTATGGAGAAAAACCAGTAGCAAAAAATAATATGTTTGGGATAGCTCTTGCTGTTTTATTAATTGCAGCACTTCTTTTTTTAGGTGGTAGATAATGGATTATTACGGAAAAATATTTCAGGCATTAAAGCAAAAAGAAATGTCTCCTAAATCACTAGCAGAAGAAATTGGTGAAAAACATATTAATAATATTTATAGAATTATTGAAGGTAAAA